CCAGTCAGCCTGAGAAAACATGGCCGCTCTGATCTCTCCGAGATTCATGACGTACTCCTACTAAGGTGAGCACCCCCCCGAAAGGAGGTGCTCCCTAAGTCTACTACAGATTCAACCGGATCAGGTTCCGCCGCAATCGATCCAACAGCCTGTGGCTGCCGCGTTGGCTCCGCCCGCTACCACGGAACTCCATGCGACAATACAGGATGCCGTTGTGGTGGATGGGGCAAGGGTAATACCTCGACCGCCGGCTGGGGGAGCCCCGCCCGGAGCGCCCGCGACCACGGCCACATTGGCTCCGATTGCTCCGCCGCTCCCAGAGAGGATTGAGCCACGCCCCTTAGTCATGATGAACCCAAAGCCATTGTCTCCAATGGCATGTTGGGCGACACCGACACAACGTGCCTTCGTGGTAAGGGTGTTGCTCGGTACGACCGCCACCTCATATTGGGCTGCTCCATCGATCACTTGGCAGATCTGGCCCGCAGCCAAAGCACCACTGGCTTTGACATAAGTCCAGGTTTCATTACCATCGTTCGCAGTCGGAACAGCCAATTGAAACCCCAGAGGAGCCAATTGAGACGCATTGTCCAGACCGGCTCCAGTCTCATTTGTGACTGTAGTGACTGAAATACCAGCCGCAGTTGTAATAGCCATTTTTTAGTCTCCTTAAGACTTAGGGTTTATGGGACGGCTGCGCCGGTAACAACGCCGTTTGCACGAAGTTGATCACAGTACATACCCATGTTGAGAACGTATTCGTAACGCCACATATCTTGCTCAGGAATCCGGATGGGACCGCGAATGGCGAAGTCGCCCTTGGTCTCCATACCAGAATCATGTCCAAGAGTGTACATGTGCCAAGTATCTGACTTCATCATGTAGATGACGCCATTGTTGGCTCCACCAGCAGTGAACTGTCCAAGAGCAATCGAGTTCTCAAGGAAGAAGTCTGCTTCAAGGAAAGGAATTCCCTGACGCACAGCCTTCGGAGCCTTGTCACCCTCGATACGCATGACACGAACCTGATCATCGAGGTCATCGATGTAGTTCAGGTAAGATTGTTCATCACCAAGAAGCAGGTCAATAGGACCACTTGCCTTAGAGCCTTGACGGCTTGCAGCATAGTAAACCTGGCGCATCGTTTGACGACCATCAGTCGCAAAAGATGAGACCTGTCCATACTGATTGTACCAACCAGTTGTGGTTCCCTTATTGAGACCAAACACGGTATTAGCACCAGCAACCTGAGCCGCTTGCGTTCCGTACTCGAAAGCACCAGTACGAGCAGCAGCGAGCCCGGGATTGTAGGTATTATCACCATTCAAGGTGAGGAAACCACCAACACCACCTGCTCCAGCACCGGAAGCAAGTTGATCGGAGATACGCTCATGGAAGTCGGACAATGCCAACTCGGGATACGCCTTGATGATTTTCGCCAAGTCGTTCTCGCCATTAGCCTCTGCGAGGTCCTTGCCGGGAATATCAAATGCGTAAATCAGGCGGGGTGCGTAGGAGCTACCGCGTTGAGCCGATTGAGTACGGCCTCCAGCAATAACTTCAGAACCCGTGGTGACTTGGGTAACGGTTCCGGGACCGCCGGAAACAACCACAAACTCACGATACGGGCCCTTGAGAGTAGCTCGGTCAACATTACCCCGTTTCACAACCCGCTCCATGAGGGGGTGCCATAGGGAGAACAGTTCCGAGTACCCAGGAGCAAGATCCTGTAGTGCGGTTGCGACTACGTCGGGACTAATTGCCATCTTACATTTCCTCTATGGGTGACGGGGGTGAGGGAGAATCCCTCGCTATCTCCTGCCCCCGCGATGCACAGAAAATGCACGACGAGCAGCAAGAAGTCTCATTTCATCTAACGAACCAGCGTCATTCATCGTCTTCTTCGCCATTTGCGGGCGAGAAGCACGAGTAGCGCCATTCGTAATCTTTGCTCCCGCGCGGGGAGCTTTAGCCTTGGCTTCCGCTTCAGCTTTCGCTCTGGCGGCTGCAACCTCTTCAGCAGAGGGAGCAGTTGGTTGGGCTCTGACTTCTTCAAGCTCTGCGTGTGCCTTCGCTAACTTGAATGCGTACTGGTCTGAAACGCCGTCCTTCTTTGCATCTACTGCAACTCGGAGGGCTTCTTCTGGGAGAGCCATCAACTCAGCAGCAACGTAGGCATCCCACATTCCACCGTGTTGATTCTCTTTTGCCAGAAACTCTGAAAATACTTTGAGCTTCTCTGTGTCGGATGAAAGCTCTTCGTGATCCTTCCAGAAACGGTCTACATATTCTCCTACAGCACGATCTTCTGTCGTACTGAGGCGATCTTGTATTTCAGCATACTCCATCTCTCGGGACCGATGCTGTTCTTGCAGAGTCTCGATTTCAGTATTTAGTTGTGCCACGCGAGGATCTTCATCCTCAGACAGCATTGCTGAGTACATTGCGCGGAGATTTGCAATCTCTTCCGCTTTATCTGCGTAACTCTTCTCATAGTGGGTTTTCATCCCACGAGCAGAGTTGTGGTATTGCCCAGGGAGAGAATCGACTTCTCCATCCCAAGAGTCCCATTCAACTGTAGGCCATGGATCATCTGCCGCAGTTACAGGAGGTGCTCCTGTTGGAACTGCCGCTGCCCCACCTGTAACGCCACTCTGTACTGCGTCACCCTGGGAGGCTTCGGGTTGAGCAACGGCAGCCGAAGATTCGGCTGGAGCCGCTACCGGAGTTGGCGAAACTTCTTCGCTCACGCCATCTCACCCGGGAAAGCACCAGCAGCCGCTTTGTTACGCATCGAAACGAGGCCGGATGGGTCTCCTGTGAGATCAAAATCTACGGGCTCTTCCTCCATTCCCATGTCCATTTCTCCGCCACCCTTCTCGATAAGCTCGTATCCATATTGATCGAACCAAGCTATGAGAGCTTCCACATCTGTACCGTGTTCGTCGATGGCGGCTTTGAGAGCTTCTGCTGGGGAAGCAAAGTCCGTGATCTCATCGATTTCGACATCAACCTCTACGTCGGGAGCCTCTCCCTCAAGATCAAAAGCTTCTTCCTCTGGAGCACCCTCTTCGATAACATCTTCTTCTTCTTCCAAGAAAGCGGGTTTTTCGTCAGGCATCGAGATCTCCAAAGTATGTTTAGGTTTTACCTAAGCGAGTAAGGATAGTCAAGGCAAGGATATGGCACTTAGAACGATTTGCCCAGGAGAATAATCAAGAAGTAGTAATTTGGATCTTTTTCTCTCCCCGCGCACTCGCGGCTCTGTGAGCATTGTCTTTTCGAAGAAAGGATTTTCGGTCTTCATGATCTCGGAATCCCTGCTGTTTCGCACTCTCGTCTGCTCGATTGTGAGCTTGATCTCGATGATTGATCCACAACGGATCACTCTTACTCACGATAGCTCGATCTTTACGCCGAGAGAAGTAAGCTCTCTCTTCTTCTACAGAAGAGAAGTTCTGTCCGATCTGATCAATGTGTAATGTCTTCGACGGGAGAGGACCGATAATCGCGGGAGCCTTACGGATCAGAGTTACGGCTGGTTCCTTACAAATAGGACAAGAAAGCCCTCCTCGCTCTATGTACTCAGTAGCCCTCATTATGTCGTTGAACTCTCCACAGGAATCGCACCTTCCATCATAAGTAGGCATTACTGGTTCCTCGGAATGTTCGGATTGAGTTCAAAGGGCGCTCCGCCGAATCCAGTGAGAGGACTTCCTTCCCCTCCCCCCGGGCCAAACCCCGCCGGATTGGGGGGCAACACTGGTTCTGTTCCAGGAGGAAGAGCACCAGTCGCAATCGTATCTTCTCCGCCTGCGGGTGGGGGAGCTACCTTAGCCTGAGCAGCCTGAGCTTCTTGGGCAGCGGCTTGTGCTTCTTGCTCCAACTGCTGCGTACTCTTGAGGACATCCTGCATTTGGAGTAGTTCCGCGAGTTTACGAACCAGGGTGTTCTGATCAACCTGGGGACTCTCTTGGAGAAGGGGGAAGAAGGTTTGCAGGTTTCGAAGTTGCACCAACCGGTTGTTCTCAGTCGGAGAATAGGGTACGGCTTCATAGTCATACTCAAGAGGCTCCTCTCCTCGGGTGGCAAGAATCTCACGAGCCATCATGGATGCCCGAGTAACTTCTACAGTTTGCGCATCAGCAAGCATTCGAACGGGAAGAACCTCATCGTCTGCGAGAAACTCTTCATAGAGACCGACGATGGTTTGAGACTGCCAACCAATCAAGTCATAGATTTCTTTTTGCCGACGACCGTTCCGAGTCCTCGTCGCAGTATCTGCCAGCGCGACCTCGGTCGCCACATCAGATACACCGACAACTCCCCGAGAGTATTGCGGAATACCCAGGATAAATTCAATGATTTGGATGCACCGGTCTCGAATCGCAACGAACTCGGGGGAGAGAGACGGAGTTTGGGTATGTCCGATGATGTCTTGGATCGAGGCATTTGCTTTTCCTGCAATCTCTACGATTGAGCCCGGGGAGGTGGCTGTGCGTAACTGAGTTCGAATATGCTCAGGATTATCCACGAGCCCAGAGTTCAATAGAGTGATTGGAATCGACGTTTGGGCAAACCAAAGCATCAGAGTGTCCAACTCATTGAGTCGCTCAAGAATCGGTTGAATCAAAGAGACATCGCTCAGACCTCCGATATCCTGGAGGTTGTCATTGAAAGCCAACCGATAGAACGGATTGCGAGCAAATCGATAAGGAAGCTCTCCTGCAAAGAGAGGTTGTTCCGCATCTTCTAAATAGTGATAATATCGACCCTCCCCGGAAAAGTCGTAGACCTCATAGATAGTGACCCACTCGAAAACTTCCCTTGAGGAGTCATTCATAAGACTCTGATCTTTCAGCCGATCTCGGAGCCACTCGGGATAAGCACCGAAAGATGCCTTCTCCGCAATCTTTGGATCATAGGGACGATCTGACTTCTTCCCTTTACCCTTGATTCGAGAATTGAAATCCTCCCGAGTAAGGACTGTGACCTCGATAAGATAACGGATGTCTTCCCATCTCTCAGCCGTGAGATCAAACCAAACGTGACGAAGATCCACGACCAAGAAATCAGGAGAACGCTTACGGAAGTTCCAAACTGCTTTTACGAAAGAGCGAGGATAAACACTCGCCATCGTAGCGGCTCTCCAAAGAATGCGATGGAGGCGAGAACGACGAAAGGTGTCGTTGATTAGAGCTTCTCGATATTTCGCGGGCTCGTGCAAATGTTTACGCCGAGCATTGACCGTAACTTCCGGGTTATTCGGGCAAATGTTGGCGACCATCGTATCCACGAATGCGTAAGGATAGTTGGTCTCCATATTGAGATCGTCTGTTGCGTCCGAGGGACCCCCGCCCCCCTGGGGTAGATCACTGGAGATTCCTGTTGCATTACTGGTATACCAGGCACGGACCTTATCCCACTCTTGTTGGTCAATGAAAGATCGACTCTTGTGGGTATCGATCAACCCCAACATCTGCTTCTGGGTCAACATCAGGCTTCTTCCTCTTTGTATTCATAAGGATCTTGGAAGGGGTTTTCAG